CGCGGGCGCCCCACGCCAGGTCCATCGGTGCCAATACCGTTTGACCAAGGCCCAGAAACAGTACCTCGACGCCGCTTTCCCAGATGTCCAATTCGTCGAGACCAAGTACGCCCGGTCACACGGCCACACGCTGCTTGCCCTGACGCGGCAGGTCACAGAGCAGCGGGCCCTCGACCACCTTGGGCGCCTTGGCTGTGGAACAATCGCGGACGTGGGTGGCAATGCAGTACGCCACCACCAACAGAAACGCGTCCACGTGTGGTCACTCAATCCAGTGCTCGACGCGGCCGACGTCATTCGATCGCGCAAGGTCAGCGACGACGTCACGCTGCGATGCCAGCACATCTTGCAGGAGTGCCCCCACATCAACACGGCCGACGGGCTGATGTTCATCCACAGTTTGTACTACTTCTCACACCCCCAGGACATCCTCAATGCGCTGCGGCGGACGCGCCGCGGCATCGCCGTCTCGGTCCATCACGTGTTCCATCGCCCACGAGGCGACTTCTGCCTGCGTGAATGCTCCTACCAGACGAAGAATGACCGTGTCGTCATGACCGTCCACGGCGAGACACCATCGTATAGCCATGGGAGCCTCAGGTGGGTCCACCAGTCGAACTACTACGCTGACGAGCGCGGGTCGCTCATCTGGAAGCCGTTCAGCCATACGCCGGACGCCGAGCTAGTCGAGTTCCACCTCGGGCCGGTGATGCCGGGGGCCACCTTGCCACGGCCCGTGGGCCTTCGGGCCGTCGTGCGCGACGACGAGTTCATCGGCGAGGTCGACCTCCGGAGCCCGTTGAACGAGAGCCCGACGATGCTCTACACCACCGAGGAGATCGCGCTCAGCCTACAGCTGACCAATGCGTACTCCTGGCGCGAGGGCCTGGTCCTCGGCGTGGCGGAGCAACCGGTGGACATCTTTGTGCCCAAGTCCTTCATCTTCGACATCGCCACCCAGGTGATGGGGATGGAGCGGAGTGCCACAACGCACCGCACGCTGATGGGCTGGGCCAAGAGGCGCATCGACCGTTTCAACATCCCGCACGATGAGCGCCCACTCGTGCTCAACGTCGCCGTCACTCTGGGCTTCATGCTTTACGCCGAGCAGGAGACGCGCGTCCTGACGACGTACATCGCTCCCCAGGTCGACATGCTCGCGGACCACAGTCGTGCCCTCGCCTTCGATTTTCCCTGGCGCCCGAAACCGTGGCTCGTCGCCGCTGCTGCCGCCGTCGGCATCGGGCTTTCTTTCTACGAGCCCAAGGACCCAACACCGGCATGCTTCACACTGGGGCCGCAGAGGTGGACCGGCGACCTCATTCTTCGCGCCCGCGCGACGCTCGCGTGGTTCCGCCAGTTCGATGCTGGCAACCTGCGCGACTGGTGGCGAGGCCGGCCAGCGAGCACGACCGCCGGCTCCTTCGGCGTCGCGATCGCCAGGGCTCTCGGGGGGTCCCGCCTGCGCACGGTGCTCCGATGGGCCTTTCGAGCGGCATCCTCGCCGCCTTGTGGTGGGCCCTCCGGCGGCGCCCGCCACGGCGCTACGATCCGGCGGCCCTGCTCGAACATGGCATGGCGGCGAGCGTGCCTGACGGCCTCTACCCGCCAATCCCGCCCATCCCAGCCCGAAACTATGCGGAGGTGAAACTCGACGCCATCGACGAGTCCGCGACTATCCGGGCGGGCGGCCTACAGCCCTCCGGTCGAGCGCAAACCAGCTTCACGCAGCACCTGGGCATTGCGGTCGCTGGCGCCTTCCCTACGGTCGTGGCCTCCGACGCGGACAACGAGCTGGTGAGCGTCAACAACCGCGCCTGCGCGTCGCAGGCGTGGGACGACGCCTACTGCTCGGCGTTTCGCACCTGGGTCGGCGAAAACTTCGACAATTTGTTTCCTGGGTGGCGGGAGCGTCTTGTCGACGGCCGCATCGAGCCCGTGCCGTACGCCGACTGGAACGAGCGGTTCCCACGAACGACGCGCCTCAACCACGACCGCGCCCTCGACGAGCTCAAGCACTACCCTGTCGCTGATGACCTCACTCGCCTCTTCCGCCACAAGACTTTCGTGAAGCGCGAGAAGCATGTGACGTTCACAGACAGCGCTGAGAAGATGCTCTCGCCGCGGACGATCCAGGGCTGCAGCGACGGATTCAACGTTTGCACCGGCCCCTGGGTTCGCGCGGTTGCGTCAGCGACGCGCGCCATGTGGAACGCGTCGCACGTCATCTATTGGGCCTCCGGTTCCAGTGCTGAGCAGGTCGGCGCCTGGTACGACGGCGCGTGCCACGGAATCGGCCATTTCTGCGCGGTTGAGAACGATTGCTCGCGCTTTGACGCCACCCTCCATGTCGACCTGTGGGCGGTCATCCTCGACATCTGCATGGCCTTCGGCGCCAACCGGGTGCCCACGCCGTCAGGACACACCGTCTACGGCGTGCTCAAGGCCGCGTGCCTCGTCTTCGGCAAGACACCCCACGGAGTCCGGTACCGCGTGGAAGGCACCATGGCGAGCGGCCACCCCGGCACGGCCGTCTTCGATACGTGGATCAATGGCCTCGGCAACCTCTTTGTGTTTTGCCGCACCCACAATGCCCGCGTTTCGGACATCCTCCGGCGCCTCAACGAGGGCCCGCGGGTCGAGCTCAGCTACGAGAGCAAGGACAACGCCGCGGCCACAGCTGCGTACAACGCGGAAGTGAAACAAGCTTACGTCGACTCCGCGTTTGACGTCGGGATCGTCGACCTCGACAACTGGCGCGCGCTCAGCCGCGAGGATGCCAGGCGCTACGCCCTCGAGGTCTCGGCGGCAACGCGCCGGGGTGACCAGGCGGGCGTTACCATCCACCGCGAACTCGTCCCCTTCTTCAAGTGCGTTGTGCAGGGAGACGACTTCCTCGCGCTCCTCGAGCTGCTCACGGCCCTCCGGACGCCTTTCCCGGACGGCCTCAAGCGACTCGGCCTACGCCCCAAGACGGCGATCCGCACTGAACGCAGCCGCGTGACCTTCTGCTCGGGGCTCTTCTGGCCCACCATGGATGGGTCCGTCCTCGGGCCGATGCCCGGCAAGCTCGTGTCCAAGCTGGGGTGGACCATCACGTCTCCCACGGACGGCCGCGTGTTCATGCGGGGCGTCTGCCTCGGCCTGCGCGACTCTGTCTGGCACGTGCCGGTCGCGGCACACTTCGTCGAGCGCACGCTCGAGTTGACCGAGGACGTCAAAGCCGAACCGATCGCCGAGGCGCACAAGCTTCTGGCGTCGCGCCGGCATCTCATCAACGACGACACATTGGTCTTCCTCTTCGAACGGTACGGGTGGACGACGAC